AACTGCTCCATTAAATGGTTGTAGGCATCTACTGAATCTATAGTATTAGCCATTTGGCTAAATTTCATCATTTCATCATACAGTTCTTTACTGTATGGGACTGTGAACGGAGTATCTCCGTATGATCCACAGATTTTGTCGTCAATGACATTAATAGTAATCATAATTTTTAGTTTAATTAGTTAAAAAATATACCTTATTTTATTCCAAGGTATTATTGAATTGTGTAATAATTTAAATTGCTTAATAAACTCTGACTTCATGCTTAGTTTATACCTTATATTCTCTCCACCATACTGAGAAACTTTTGTTTCTTGTAAATCTGTAACCCAAAGATCAACCTCTGTTTTAGGGTGTCTTTGTAGATTTACCGTATGTTTCTTAAAGTTGTGTGTTAAGAATATACATTCTGCTAATACTTGATCTTTATACTCAACATAATCATTCATCATTATAAACAGATCTTTGTAATCTTTTAGCCATCCATCATATACTATAATGGGACTAAAATTAACATGTACATCATACCCAGCATCTATAAATGCATCGATAGCTTTTATTCTATCTATAATTTTAGATGTTCTAGGTTCATGTAAATCTGATTTATGTTGTGGCATAAGACTGAATCTGACACGAATTTTACTTTCAGGGTCAAATTTAGTAAGATCAGGATTAACATACTTTGTTGCAAAACTACCCATAGCGATGGGATGATCTCTGAAAAATTCAAAGATCTGTTCCCATCTATGGTATTTAGCATGCAGAGCAAAGTCTTCGTTACAACTTATGTCGTAAGTAGTAAACTTTGCATGCGTTTGGTTAGGTTTATCTACCGCAGTGAAAAATGCGTGATTATTAATTGAAGTTAATATATCACCAGTGTTGCTAGCAATAGATAATCCATCTTGTTTATGTCGTTTCATGTAACAATAGCTACATTGATATAAACATCCATAGCCAAAACTTGGACTTATAAAGTCAGTAGATCTACCAGAAGGACGTATTTTAAACGTCTTCCTGGTATCTATACTTATACGTCCCATACCTCACGAGATTTAGCACGTAAATAAATCCTTAATTCTTTCTCAAGTTCAGGAGACATTTCACAGTCTCTTTGATTGAGAACATCAAGCTCATCAAGCAATGGTTTAATCTCCTCTGCAAATTCAACCATATTGTCATATTTAGCCAATATATCTAAATCTACAGCACGAGCGGCACTTATATCTGATAAAACAAAAAGTTCTTTTGATTTTTCTTGGATCATTTCTGCATCATCACAATCATTACAAAACTTTTGGAATTCATATAATTTTTCCATATGATCAGTTATAGCTGGTGCTATATCTCTCACATGTCTATAATCCCAATCATTATAATAGTCTTCCCGTAAATCTAAAAGTTCACAGTATTCCTTTTGTAATTGATCATGTATACATCCTAATCCTTGCATAAATTTAAAATCTCTTATTTTCTCAAGTTTATGTGCGGTGTAATATTTAACAAGTGTTTCGTCCATAGTATATCCGTTATTAGAAGTTAATTGTAAAAAGAATTCATCAATGTGTCTTACATTAGGGTTTTGTTTAATAAACTTAACCTTATTTTGACTGACACGTATAAGTTGAGGAGAGTCCCATCCCTGTTTAGGTCTAGCCCAATCTTCGTATTCATCAGAATTCCACTTCATATAACTAACTGGAGGATTATCAAACCAATAAACTGGATATTTATAATCCTTATCCCAATTACCTTTATTACTATCAGGATAAACATCTTTAAATGTAGGCTGTCCCTGTTTAAGTAAAAGAGCAGCAAGTTTCATTTTACCTTCATCCTCTTTAGTACAATAATAAGTACGATATTTACTATTCATAAGATCAACTGTTTTAGGTTCGATCTTGTCCATAGTAAAATGATCATCTTTCTTATCATCATATCTAACAGAATAAGCAACCATTCTCTTTTCTATTTCCCTACGCTCTGCAGGTGATAGATTTTTAAATTTAGCTTTTTCTTCTTGGATTTCTTCTTCTTCTTTTAGGTTAGCTAGCCATTCTTCATCTATTTCTTCATCATCATAATTTTTATACCATTCAGACTGTTCAATAAGTTTAAGAATAGCTGTACGCTTAGCTGAAACTCTAGCTTTTTCTGCCATTACCTTTTTTAAAGCATCAGGATTACCTGTAGCTTTAGCTATA